AACTGAACGCCATCATTCGGGCTGGTGACGGGTGCGGTACTGCCCCTCCCCACTTAGCGCCAACCTCTAAGATGACGTAATTCTGAGCGGGTTGGGGGTCGCTAACACGGAGTGGATCCGCAGGGGGCGCGAAGTCTTTGAGCGCCATCGGCATTGTCGTGGTCTCAAATCGACTTTCTCCTAAGGCGTCTGCATAAAGCCTGAGAACCTTCATGCCGCCTGGTTCCGAGTGCTCATCCGCCATGCTGTTGCTCCGTAACAATCGCTGGCCTCGAGGCAACACGCGCGACCGTTGGCATCACTACTGGCGTTCGGATATTGCCTTATTTAGGTTGCCGCAGTCCTCAATCCAAGCGCAAGGAGTTCAATGTCGCCTAATGGCACTTCTCGGACCTCGGGAAATGTCCGACTTGAGTCCGCAAAGTGGGACAAAGCGGACATTGATAGAGTCGGTGCCGGTGGCCGGGGGCTAGTTCTTCCTTACAGGAACGTCGTCACCATCAGACCAGGGCTTGTCCGGCGACGTCGGGTCCGTCCCCATCATCGCCCTGGAATTCCGCACGTCCCGCTGGGACGAGACCGTCAAGCGCAGGCGGTTCGCGAGCGAGTTCATCAGGGCCATGAGCCGGGTGTACTCGGCTGAGATGAGCTTGTACTTCGCGAGGTCATCCGTCGTCGTCGGGTCGACCCCGTTCAGCCACTCCCCCAGGCGCCTGACGAAGCAAGTGATCCGGCAGTATTCTTCGAGCACCGGGTACATCTCCAAGGTAAACCAACCCCCAGGCATGCGGCCCACGGTGTCGCGCCAGACTTTCCGCATGTCAGGACGCAAGCGGTCGGGAGGTGGGGGCTTCAGGCCGGGGAGGATCGGGGAGAAGGAGGTGACGGATTTCTTCCGCATGAGTCAGGTCCCGGTTTGGGGCGGTCCGTTGTAACCCCAGATCGGCGGCGCGGCCATCTTCCTAGCAACCCTGATTTTGGAGATCGCCGTGTGAGTTGGTCCCGGGCGCGCCGCGGCCACTCGCACGTTCCTAAAAAACTCGGTACCCCCCTGGCCCCGTGTTCTGAGGGGGTTCGCGGGCGCGCTGCGTGGGCCACACAGCGTGTCCCCGCATGTTCCCCATGTCCCACCATGGGTCGGCCGCGTCTGCGCGATCCAGCGCGCCGGGAACGCGAACATAGTTTCTCCCACCTCGACCAGGGTTAGCATCGGCGTGGTCGTGACCTCGACTCTGGTCGGCTGACCGGGCGTGAGAGTGGTGATCGGCCAAAATTCCTGACCGTCGTCGAACATCAGCCTCATCAGTTCACTCGGCGCGGCAAGGGTGGCAGGTCCAGCACTCGGGTGCGGTCGTGGTCGGGGGACTTGCGGAGGATCGCCTCTAGCTCCGAGAGCTTCCGGTCGGCTGCTTCTGCAAATACTGCGGCAGCGTCCATGGACTCTTTCAGGACGTTGAGGAAGAACTGCCTTTGCGCAGCTAAGCGAGCGTCGATGCGGGCGTCTATTTCTGACCAGTCGAGTGCTGTGTTCTTCTGCGCTAGTAGCTCGGCCTTCGCCGCTGCCCGGGCTGCGTCCAACGCTTCGCCCTCAGCTTTCCACTCAGCGACGGGGTCGCGGCCGCCGAGGGACATCACGCGCCGAGCAAGTTCTAGCTGCTCTTCTTGCCGCTTGCGCGGGTCGAGGTTCTTGCGCGCCTCTGCCAGGATGCGCTCGCGTTCGTCTTCATCCATCCTTCGACCTCAACTTGAGAAAAAAGGCCGGTCTGCCCACCAAGAGGACTTAAGGCAGACCGGCCGAAACGACGGTCATGCCACCGTCGCTACCAGTTAACTGACTGCATCCACGCAAGCGCATTCGGCGTCCTCAGTGTCCAGCTGATCGGCCAGCGCAGCCGCAAGCCGACCGAGTCTGACTGGTAAAGAGAGCCGACGAACTGCGTGGCTGGCGTCATGGCGTCGTCGACTGGCGTCGGCGCCGTGTCGTAGACGATAGTCGGCTGAGTAGCCGCGTCGACCTGGGGTGCGCCTTCCACGGCGCTCACTATGGCGTTGGCGGCCACGGCAATGACAGTGCGTGGAGCGAGGCTCGAAGAGATCAGCACCGGCCAGTCAAGCGACTGAGGCAGGCGGAGCACCAGCGCCACGGCTGCGTCGGGGCTGGCGACCAAGACGATGCCGCCGTTACCGGCGACCGGAGCAACAGCTGCGGCAAGCTTCTGCAAGTCGTCGACGAGGACTTCACCCTTGCTGGTGCCACCTGCTGCCGCCGGCGTTAAGGGAGCGATGCCATTCAAAATCCCCGCCGGAGCATTCGGCGTCGCCGGGTTGGCTGAGAACAGTGCTGCGTCAAGCGCAGGACCAGTCGACTCGACCAGTGCTTGGCGGACCAATATTTCTGCATTCGACGAGCGCATCAATTCGCCCGTGAGGACCGCTATGGTGGCGAGCTTGTGCGGAGTGAGCGTCGGGCCTGGCGTAGTCGGAGCCTGGACTACGGGAATCGGTAGGCCTTCAGCGACGAAAGTAGCAACCGGTACTTGGATGGCCGGGACGTTGATCTGCGCGGCGCCGTCGAAGCGCAGCCCGATGCCACGACGGAGCAAGTCAGCGCCAGCGCTCATCGGCGTCAGCGTTTCGAGAAACGCCACGGCGACTCTCGTGAGGGCAGGCGCACTGGCTAGCGTCGCCGGTGACACGGCGGCGCGCAAGATCAATTCTGCTTTGGAGTCGGCCCACTGAGCGCGGATGACTTCTGACGGCAGGGTCTTGTCGATCTTCGCGAGGCCAGCCGCGATGACCGCCCGCGTCAGGCTGACGACATCGTCGGTCTCCGCCAGAGACCGCAACCGTGCCCGATAAGCTGCCTGTTTTTCTGCATTCGTCATGGGCGACATGCGCAGCAATGTACGACGTAACTGGAATCAGGGTAACACCTAAATTTGTTACCAAGAGGCCCAATGCGGTAGCCCCTCTGGAGCCCCTCTTGGAGCCCCTAGGGGCTCCACTAAAAACCCTTAGTACTATTACACTTCTTAGAGGAGTTACCCCTGTTACCCCTAAAACCTATGTGACCCTACCGGGAGGAGGAGAAGAGAGGGGGTGCTCCCCACCTCCCGAAAAGAGTCCTACAGGATGGGGGTAACTGGGGGTCACTGGGGTAACCCCGACATCAGGATTTCTCCAACCCGTTCGAACCATTCACTTTTCTCCGCTGCTCCACGGAGCCCCCCTCCCGGAGCCTCTTCGTCGAGGGGAGTAACCGCCCCGTCAGAGACGTGGAGCAAGCCAGTCTTGTGATCCCGGATCGCCCAGATTTCCTTGTAGGGTTGCTTCCCTTTCACGTAGCCCTTCACCGCCTTGCCACGGATCTTGACGTTGCCCGGTCGTTCCCACCCGAGCTTCTTCATCGCGTGGCCGACGCGGGTGTTGTGGTCCTGCGTCTGGGCGCCGGGCCGCACGTCGAGGATGGTCCATACGGCCTCGCTGGCTATCTTCCCCTCCATGTCACCGAGCGCGTTGTGGAGCGCGTCGAATATAGGGTCCGACGCAACGCGCTCCTCCTGGACCACTGCGGCCGCAGCCCACAGGTGTTGAGGCAGGCGGATGCTCGCACCCGATGCCTCGCGCACCGCAGCTTCCGCCCACAACATGTCGCGGTCGCGCGTGACAGCCACCAAGTCGAACTTCTTGATCCTCACGGGCCAGAACCGGCGGTTGCCCGACTGGTCCTTGAGGTAGAATTCCGAGTTCGTGGTCCCGACGATGACGCACTGCCTCGCGACTTCGGCTAGTAACCGGCCGTAGGCCATGCGCGACCGGTCGTGCCGCCGGGACAGGAACGCTTTGAGGTGCTCGATGTCACCACGCCGCATCCCAGCTAATTCGGCGGCTTCGACGATCCACCGGCCTCGCACTCTCTCGATCACCTTCTGGGTGTCGGCGTTGAGCGGCAGGTCGTCGGAGAACCAGTCCTCGCGGACAGCTATGGTCGACAGCAGCGTCGACTTGTCCGTCCCTTGCTCCGGCGTTTCCAGGACGACCATCTCGTCGAACTTGCACCCTGGGCTCCGGACCCGGCGCACGGCGGCGACGAAGAACAGAGCGCCGACAGCCCGAGTGTATTCCGTATTTTCTGCACCGCCGTACGTGGTGAGCCACTCGTCGATGCGCGGTACTCCGTCCCACCGCAGGCTGTCCAGGTAGTCTGTGACCGGGTGGAACGCGTTCACTAGGGCCGTGTCGGACACGACCATCGTTAAGCGCCCTATTCCCGGGTTGAAGTAGAACCGCTGCTCGATCGTGATGAGCAGGCGGTTCAAGGCGTCGTCGTTGAGGTACGGCCCGAAGCCCTCGAGGCCCTCGATGATGTTGCGGTCGGCGAACAGGTCGCGGCGGAGCACCACGCCCAGTTTCGCCATGGCGATGCAGACGTTGGTCGTGTTCTTGAAGATCGCTCCTTTGTCGTCCTTCGCCAGCTTCAGTCCTCTGACTGCGCGCCGTACCTGCCGCTCCGCATATGTCGGCGGGTCGGGTTGGTCGAGCACGTGCTCAGAGATCTTGTTCTGCTCGTCGAGCAAGACGTCGAGGATGGCATCAGGGGCGTGGCCGCGCCGGAGCATCTCGCAGACCACGTAGTACACGGCGTTCGACCGGTCGTTGTTGAAATCCTCGTAGCAACCGTCCTTGATGGTCCGTTCGAGCTTGTCGTCGTCTTCTTCGGGCGCGCCGTCGTCGTCACCGGCTTTGCCGTACTGGGTGCAGACTTCGTCTATCGCTGCGTCGATGTCGGCCAAGGTGTCGTAGCCACCGATCGCGTCGCCGCTGATCGTGATGTAGCGGTTCTGCCGCCGGTAGAGCTCGACGCTCACTCCGTCCGTGACGGCCATCTTCTGGCGCGGCGGCTTCGGCCCTGACGCGGTGCCGATGATCCGGATGCCGGTGCCGGATGGAGTGATCTCAGCGTAGCTCTTGCAACGGGCGATCAGCGCTTCAGCCCAAGGGTGGAGCGTACCAGCTGTCGGATCACGGCAGTCATCGACGTCGAATGCGCCTACGCCATCTGGTACGATGAAGCCGATGCCGTCGAATTTGCTGACAGCCTTCACCGCGGCCTCGTACGTGACCCACGTCTTCGGGTTGTCGTTCTGGGCTTTCCGGCCGTTGGGCTGGAACGGCGGCTTGGTGCGCTCGCCTGACGGCAGCGTCTCCCACCGCCAGAGCACCCAGATACGGTCCTTGGTGAATCGTTCCAGCGCGGCGGGGAGTGGACGTTTGCCGGGAGGTGGAGTAGAGGGACCTTCGAGCACGATTAGACTCCGCAAAAGCTGGTTATGCTCACGGCCCCGGCGCTTTCACAGGCACACCGGGGCCTAACCTTGTTCTCTGCTCTTGCTTGCGCTTACTGTTTCGTGCTTTTGCTTATAGGTAAGTTTTTCTGACTACTGTCTCTTTGCTCTGGCGCGGTTAGTATATCACCAGATCCCTCAGCTTGAGAAACCCCTTTGTCGCGCTCGGCCGCCTGCTTTTGATACTGCTCGCGCAGCTTCTTTTTCCTGTTCTTGCCGACCCATGAACCTAGTGGTGAGTACATGTCGGTGCTCCCCTGAAAGCGTGCACCGATAGTACTCTAAGCGCCCAAGTCTTTGAAAACCGGAAAGGTGGTGCAGGCTTCAGCAAGCGCCTGCACCATGATCGTGGTGCCGCCGGGCGATCATTCGGCAGTGTCGGGGTCCTTCCCCGTGTACTTGTACACTGCCTTGCGTGGGCGGGTGAGGAAGCCTGCGCGGACGCCAAAAGTTGTGGCAGGTCCGGCGGAGGTGTAAGGGCCGCCGGTCTTCTCGATAAGAAATTCGACTTCAGACATCGGATACTCCACGCCGACCTCCATGAGCTTCAGGATCGGAAAGAGCACTTTCCGGTTGTGGCCGTCCGACTTGCCGCTCCGCTGCCGCTCCGCTTTCTTGCGCGCCAGGTTTGCGCGAATCTCTTCGTCTGTCGGTATGTTGGTCATGTTCAACTACCCTTGCTGATTGCCGCTCGGAGGCTGTGATGAGCCCGCCGAGCGGCTCTTTTTGGCATCGGCTTCGCCTTTGCAGCGGTGCACAACCACGTCGATGGCTGCGACCATCTTGTTGCGCCAGCAGTCCAAGGCAGCGGCCACGTCGGCAGGCGTGGCGATTTGCTCAACTACTTCGTTGGGCAGACTATGATCGATGACGAAAAGTTCTTCGAAAGCGGTGTGCGTGAAGACGTTAGCAACCACCTGCCGGAGCATCATCTCCTCACGAGTGCATCCGCCGCTATCAACGGCGTCACTAATCCCTTCGGTCGATCTTGATTTCACGATACTTCTCCTCTGAGCCCGCAGCTTCAGTGCACCGGCGTTGCGGGCGAGCCGCCGGTTTCAGTCGCCTTTGAGTTTTTGCTTAGGTTGAGCGCCGACCCAGGCGTCGATTTCCGACTCGATCCAGCCCACGCGGGGGCCGCCATTGATCAAGCGGCTGCGCGGGAACGTCCCAGCCTTCATCCAGTGGTAGATGGTGACGTAGCTGACCGGGACGCGCGCGAGGACTTCGTCCCGTGACAGGAGTTTGATCGCGCCGGTCTGTTTGGTGTTAGCGGGAGTGATGTCGTCCAATGCGAGCTTCCCTGCGTCAAGCGTCGAGGGAAGCCAAAAGAGAAAAGGCCTCCGACGACGCAAACGCTTGCGTCTTCGAAGGCCTTCATCTCCATCACCTAGGCCAACCGGCCTAGTGCTGCCATGTAATTGGAAGGCCGCGGGCTCACCCTAGGCAATTCGAGCGAACCCTCAGTTGGCAACGACAATACACCGAGCGGATGTCGGAGCAAACCTTAATCGCGATTGATTAAGCTTAAAAAATGCGCTGCTACCGCTTCCATGATCTTCTGGTTCTCCGATCGGTACTGGTGCACGTCGTACACGTCGCTGATGCCGCCTTCCTTGTGGTTCTGGATGCGGTTCATGGCGTCGCGGCCGAATCCCAGCCGGGTGACCGTGCTGCCATGCGTTCTGCGAAGATCATGCGGCGTAGCTTTGGCGTTGACGCCGAGCCGATCGCACACTTGGCGCATCGACAGGTCGAGGTCGCCTACGGGCTCACCGTTCCTGTTTGCGAAGACGAAAGCGCTGCCGTTGGTGCACTCGGTGATGATCTCACGGGCCGCTTCCGGCAGGTAGACTTTGTGCGTGGCGGCGTTCTTCGTCCCCGGCCAGCCATCTATTGGTAAGCCTTGCAGGGTCCACCAGCCGTCAGCGATGTCTCCGACGCGCATGTGGCACACCTCGCCGGGCCGCTGCCCAGAGAGAAGCAAGACTTTCAACGCCGACCCGCGCATGAGGTCCAAGTCACTGAATGCCTGCCAGAAGCGCGGGACCTCGCCGTCGCTCAAAATTCTTTCACGGCTCCGCGTTTGCCGCCCCTCGACGCCGTGGCAGGGGTTGAGCCCGACGATCTCCATCCTCATCGCCCAGGAATAAATTGCGCTGATCGAAGCCAGCGTTTGGTTGTGCATCGACGCGCCTTCGATGCGGGACACCAGAGCGCGGACGTCGGCCCGGGTTATGCTCTTGGCGTCGATCTTCGACCAATACGGCATGACGTGCTTCCGGATGGTCGCGTCGGCCGCCTGCCAGCTTTTGTTCTTCCGCTTAGCGTACTCTTCGACGTACCGTTGGGCCAATTCTCCGAACGTGCCGGCGTTGCGCTGAGCCCGCCGCTCCGCAGCCGGGTCCTTGCCACGGGCGGCTTCGAGCATGACCTCAGCAGCGATCCTCCTGGCGTCACTCAAGCCCACGGCGCCGGCGCTACCGATGTGAAACCAGCGAGGCCTGTTGTGGTGGCGGTAGACTGCTTTCCAACTCTTGCAGCCATTGGGCGTGACGCGCAAAGCGAGGCCGCGCTGGTATGCGTCCCACACGCAGAACAAGCGTGGCTCCGGCTGGACCTTACGGACGAATAGCTCGGTCAGCTTCCGCCGGTCCGCCTTGCGGGTGGCAGTGCCATCTCGTCTTTTCCGCATGAGATAACTGTGGGGTAACTCTCGGTGCTTAATTGCTCTTGATCGCTCTTACTCGTAAGCGACGAGAAATGTAAATACTGGAATGGCGTTAGCGGCAGGTTTTAATAGTATTTAACGCCCCTTAAAGGGGTCCGCCCTTAATGTCCGGTTTGCCCGAAAGATGGGGTAATCGGCCGGCAGCTTGTGGATAGCTGAAGATTTTGGGTGC